GTCAGATTTTGATCTGAACTATCAGGATTAGCATAATTTACCGTGATTGATTTTAAATTCTTCGAGTACCCCGTTGAAGATGTAAAACCTGAAAAATTTGATTCAGCCTTATCGGTATTTGGATCTAATGAATTAGCCGGGCTTTGGAATGCCAATACTCTACCTGTAAGAAAATTATCTAATGTGTCAGCATCACACAATAATGTTATGGTATTATCATAGTGAAACGCTCCGTTATTGGCAGTAATGTCTGAAGCAACATAAGTTTTAACTTGGTTATATCCTCCAAATCGATTAAAATATTGGTGTTTGTAATTAAACAAATTCATTCTTTCAGTTATCGTTAGATCGAATCCCGCAACAGGAGGACCAATCCATATTGCCGCTGGTGTTCTTTGTCCTGCAAATACTTTATTGTTTCCTGCCATTAATCTTTGGTAATCAGTTTGCTTTGCTATATTTGCAAATCCAACCGTTTGCATTGAAATTTGTGTTCGAGCTACGTCTGTTCCCCATGGTTGTGTTGTGATAGTTAAATTCTCAAACCATGGATCATTAACCGCATAAGTATCTTCAAATACATTAGAATAACTAACTGGATTTGGTGTGTCAGCTAAAAGAGTCAATGACGTTGTTCTCAAGGATTCTGCTGCAAAGTCGGCTACATTTGGATTTGTTTCCAATGAGTCTGAAGAACAAGAACATAACTCACAATCAGGGTACGTTATTGTTGGTAACGAAATATTTTTGAATGGGTCACCTAAAGAATTAAAAATATCTTTAAAAGATGGTGGTTTATTACAACTAAGACTTACAAATGGAATCGCATCAACAACTTTACAAATAACATAAACAAACCAAGCTAAGACTCCATAAACAAAAGTTATTAACGCCTTTAAGATTGGCCATAAAAATGCCAACAAGTGAACAACAACCATTAATGGTATTAATAGAAGTGTTATAAAACTAAAGAAGAAATTAAATATAATAAAAATTAAATCAAAGTTTTTTACACCGTCGTTAGTTGGGAACTTATTACTAGTTGAATCACAAGTATTTTCTAAAATTTGTTTTATTCCAATAAATCTACCTCTATTCGTTCCTTTGTGGTATCCATCTAAAAACTGAGACACCGTATAAACTCTATTATATCCGAACTCATAAAAAGTATCTTCGCAATTGATAGCAGCTTGCGGATTAACATAATCATTCCAATCTAAAGAAAACGCATATGACTTTTGTACTGCTTGATATTGTGTTGACCCTGTTGGAAAAGCCCCATATGGATCTACCGCAGGACTATTCCATCCATATTCTTTAATATTTGGAACCAAGTAGTTTGCTCTTTTAACTTGTTCACCTAAATCTGCAGATTGTTCCCACTTAACCTTGAACCTGTATTTACCCTTAGTCGGTACTCCAACACTTGGGTCTAATGAGATTGTTCTCTCTCCAAACTCATTTGTTATTATGTAATCTAAATTCATTGGAACATCTGTTAACCACGTTCCGTCACCATCAATTACTTTCGCGCCACCGTCAAATTCATATTCCTCTAGTACTGGTTTTCCTGTACTATCTTGACCTACAGTTTGTCTAATACATAATATTTCTCCCGGTCCTGAAACTAAATCACATAAATTACCAGCTTCAGTTGCCGGTCTACAGTTTTTTCTTAATACTCTTGAGTCTGTCGCTGAAACTACTGAACCCATAAAAACCGCTGTTGGTTGAATATCGATATTTGCATCGTCTCTCAAATCAAAATCGACTCTATTGATGGCAATTTGACATACCTCAGGTTGTCCCCAAAGAGGTGAAACATCTATATTCGCTTGTAAATTTATAATTTGAGGTAAGGAATTTAAATCAGCTGAAGCTTTAAATCCGTTACCATTAAATTGATTCTCAGTTGCTAACCCCATTCTAATCAAATCTTGTGGGGTAAGGCTGAACTCACCAATATCTGAAAGGTCAGCATCCATTACAACAGTTTGGTTCCCTAATGGAACTCCCATGATCATATAATCACCACTATCATTAGTCTTTACAGTATACTTGTAATACTTGTTGTAAACTTGAATTACTGTTGGATTGGCTAGTGCATCACTTCTTGATGGGAATGTCCCTGTTGGAACGTGAGAAGAATAAGATTTTTCATATGGTAGTAGATTATATCTGTATCCATCCTCATTCTTATCTGTCGGTGATTTATATGGGTAAAGAACACTAACAATTTCATTATTTTGATCTTCTTGTGCAATAGGAACAAAGACTGAAACTCTAACATTAGGTAATCCGAATCCACCATTTGCCGTAACACGTCCAACAACGACTCCATAATCCGCACAGTTTCTTGTATAGATGTCATCACTTTGAATCTTTAAAGAAAGTATTTCCAAGAAATCAAATTCTTGGTCGATTTGTACGTTAATAATTTGGTCTGAACCTGGTTCGGTTCGTATTCTGTAGGAATTACCCATTAATGCCTTTTTTGATAAATAGTTTAACCCCCATTTTCTAAGGAAAAGAAATGGCGTATTAATCAATGATAACCTAATGGTTGATTAAATAAACTTAAGTAAACGAAACGTTTTGGAAGTTCTTGACTCTTACTCTAATATCCTTCTGTGGATATCTAATTTGATACACCTGACTTGGTTGAGCAAATATGGTATCATCAACAGGTCTTATCTGTCTTGATTCTTCATCAGCATATGGCATCGATGTTTGAGCTGATGAGTATTGACCTCCAACCTCATTAAAAATTTGAAGTCCAGCAACGGTAATTACACCATTCTCATCTTGAATCAAACTATTAAGTTGTGCTAAGTAAATATTTTGTCCTAACTGTCTAATTTGTGGGTCCATGAAAGTTGATATCTTATTAACTATATTTGAAATAACTTGTCCTTGGTTTTGAGTTGCATCTAACACAACCGCAATATCAATACTAATATCAATAACTTCAGCAGTTTCAATTGAGATATAGTCATTCAACATTCTATAATTCGATAGATAATTCGCTAAGTTTTGTTTCAATGTATTCGACACAATAGATGTTAATTTACCTGAAGTGTCATAAGATAAAATCTGAACTAATACCTTATTGTTGTTTTCCGTGATAGCAACTTTTGCAGGTGCTCCGAATTGTGATGGCATTTTTCTAACAAGAGCTTCATAGTCATTTACTGTTACCGCTCTATTTTGTGATGCGAAGTTGAATGATACATAATTTCTTGCTTCTTCAACTGTTGGTTGTCCAGCTCCACCGATAGCCGCTGTTACGTTATTACATCTTAAAGATCCAACAACTTGTTGGTTTGTACCTTCCGATGGGCCATTCACGAAAAATGAAACGGTTCCAACTTGGTTGATCACATTAGTTCCTAAGTTTGTTGATAGTCCTCCACCCGTTCTATATTGAATGAATAAAGTTGTATTAGCCTTTAGTGCTGAACCTAACGATAAATTGTTTTGATATAATTGTAGATTTAAAGGAACCCCTAACGTTGTAAATTGGTTAAGAGCATCTTGTGCGGTGTTTGTTCCACCACCAAAAGTCATCTTTAAAAATCCTTCAGGTGTATATTCAGTTATAAACTTATCTTGTGTTTGAATGTAACGTCCCACCTTAATTCCTGGTTGGTCAGATACTTTTGTTGGGTCTTCAATAAAGATTCTATCTTCAGCTAAAGCATCAACCTCATACCATTTGTTTTGTAATCCTAAAAATTCATTAACTGTTGGTACTGTTGTGTAACTTGTGCCATCCTTTAAAAGAACACTAGTAACACCTAATACATTCTTCTCAGGTAAAAAAACCTCTAAGAATGGTCTCACGTCACCAGGAGTAATTACTCTTTTGAATACTTTAGTTATACCATTAACAACAACTTCTCTTTTAGTTATAGTATAGTTTACCAATCTATTACTACTATCAAAGTTTGGTATCTTAAGTCTATTAGGAAATCCTTGGGAATTATACGGAGATGCAAAATCAATATCTTCTACGTTTTCAAAAACTTGACCAGCACCTAAAACTTGTGAACCTCTTCTTAGTTGACCCAAATATCTTTCATCTTCTTTATCACCAAACGCAGGTACTGTTATTGAAAAATCAACTAAAGCAACTGAAGGTCTTTGACCTGGTAACTTTAATCCGTAAGTTCTTGCAATGTTGTAAATTGAAGATCTTTGTTGTGCATATTGAAGAACTGTCTCTTGGATACTTCTATCAATATGATAATGTAAGTTATCTGCAACAGCAGCGTTTAAATCCAAAAACACAGAAAACACCGAAGCGTCATTAAAGTTTTGAATTAATTCAGGATAGTAAGTACGAACGTATTGTATAAGTTCTGATCTTATTCCTTCAAAGTCTCTGGTTGTATATGATATCTTACGATTAGCCATCTATCTTAAATATTGATAATTACAAAATCACTTGTTGCAAATGCACTGTCTTGGACAGAATATTCTATTTTTATTTTTGCAGTATATTCTGCGGTTCCCTTTCCAGGGTATCTATAAACAGGTGATGTTGGTGTGTTTGAGGTAAAAGCGTTGTCGTCCGCCTCCTCTTCTGGATTCAAAGGTTCTACTGTTAATCTATTAATTAATAAATTTGGAATATATTTTTCAACTGAAGATCTGATATCAGATTCAATCGCATCAAAAGTTAAACCATCAAATGGTTCAAAAAGATACTCATAGAGTCTTGTACCAAAATCAGGTAAAAAATATCTAGAACCTTTTCTAGTAAGAAGTAAGTTAATAAGATCCGCTCTGATTTCTTGTCCCGCAGTGTTGGTTAAATCCAAGTAGTCACCACGAACAGAATCTCTGAAAGGAAAATTTATACCATATGTAGTTCCGTCTCCCATATAGTATAAATATACTTGCTTTATTTTTCAATTAAAGTCCTATTACCTTTAATCGCTTTTGGAGTGAAAGGACAATGTCTACAACCATTACCACAACAATATCCTCGTTTGATATGATATTCTTCAGTCATCACTTTAAATCCGTTCTCAATATAAAAATCAGAAGGGAGAAGTTTTGGCTTCTCCCTTACTGTATTATCTGTTTCCTTTGATCGAGTCATACATTCCAGTTACAATGTTCTGTACTAATTTATCGTGTTCCATTATGCCATCACAACTTCACATGCACCTCCCGCACAAGCAACTTCGCCTGATAGGTCTGTGTTATCATCAACTTCAACAATTTTAGATAAATCAACATCTTTTAATGTTTCCATCAACTCATCATATTTTTCTTCAGTACAATCTTCAAACGGTGCTTGAATATATGTACCTCCATCGTATGGTAATACTGAAAGTCCATTGTAATATTCTCTGTTCTCCCACATCCATTCACCAACCGCTGGCCACTCGTGCTCTCTGATTGAAATGGTTGCAGATACATTGTGAGCATTTGATCCACTTCTGTGACCTGGTT